TATCAGGGGTGCTTTTTTAAACTTAGGTAAATTAATAAATTCAATTAAAGCTTGATATTTTAAAAGATTTTATTTATATTAGAGTAAATAGTTATGAAAAATGTCGTTTTGGTTAATAGAAAACAAAGAACAATTAGATTATTTTCAATCTAAAAATTATAAAAAGGTATTTATTGAATTAATTCTAGGAAATAATAATTATCATCCTACATTAAATAATCTTTCTTTAATTTATATAAGACCGTTATCAGCGCATAAAGGATACATGGTGGCCATTTCGCACAGTGAGACTTTATCTTGCAATATAACGCATATAGACGCGTTATTACGCACGTATGATGAAGTGTATGTTCGCGATAAAAAAAATTATATGTATTTTTTTCAATTAAAAAGTGTTTTAGATATTAATTTTATTGAAAAAACACCAGATGAAAATTTACCATTTGTTTTTAATCATTTTTATAATTTATATTCTGATAATAAAGATATAAACAAAATAATTCCTGTAGTAAAACATTATGAAAGATGTGAAGAATTATATAAAATTGTAAAACCTATTATTGATAAACCATTACCAAACCATTTTAATTTTTACAATAAAAATTTAACAAATATTTTTTGGTTTATAGAACAAGAAGGATTAAAAATAGATAAAGATTTATTACACAATCTTAACCTACATAATTCAAATTATTCTATAGATGATAGTAAAATATATAGTAAATATAATTTATATAATATTACTGGAAGGCCTTCAAATAGTTTTAATGGATTAAATTTTCTTTCATTAAATAAAAAAACCGGCCAAAGAAAAACAATCATTCCAGATAATGATTATTTATTAGAAATAGATATAAGTGCATATCATCCTACATTAGCAAGTCAATTAATAGAATATAATTTTTACAAAAACCCATATGAATTACTATCAGAAGAATTGAATATGGGTGTTGGGGAAGCTAAATTAAAAATGTTTGAAGTTATATATGGTGGAAATTTTAAAGGATTAGAAAATATAGAATTTTTTTCAAAATTAAAAAAATTTATTGAAAGTTTATGGGAAGAATTTAATAAAGTAGGATATGTAGAAGAATCTATAAGCGGGTTTAGATTTTACAAAAAAGATTTTAATAAAGAAATGAATAAATATAAATTATTCAATTACTTATTACAATGTAAAGAAACAGCACAAAATGTTGTTATATTAAAGAAAATAATTACATTATTGAAAGATAAGGAAAGTAAAATAATATTATACACTTATGATTCGTTTTGTTTAGACATGAAAAAAGAAGAAAATAATATTATTAATGATATATTAGATATATTTAAAAATTTTAAATTAAATACAAAAATAAAAGAAGGGGTAAATTATGATTTTTGAACAGTATAAGGATATTTATAATTGTTATGATTATGATTCTAGTATAGATAACATGCAAAATAAATTACTGTGTACTTTTACTACTAATGAAGATATAGAAGATCTTATAAGTCATCTTTCATCTACATATAGTATTATGTATAATAAAATTTTTGTATTAAAAATACTTAATGAAGACGAAATAGTATGTACATATAATATAGATCAGGGAAATGTAGATAGTATCCCTTCAAATACTATATTAGTACATCGTAAAAAAGAAACAAATTCTCTATACACCATAAACGCACTAAATGAATTAATAAAATCATTAAATGGTGGTCAACTCAACAACAATTTTAAAATAAATTGGGATAATTACAGAAATACTATCCTATTAACTAGGCAATCTGAATTAAAACAATTGAAAACCAAAATTTACAAAATTGTTGAAGTTTAATTTGGTTTATTAAAAAGGTTTTATTATTTTGTTATAAATTAAAAAAAATAGATTATGGATTTAAATTCAATTAAAAACAAACTCGGTTCTTTACAAAAAAGAGAAAACAAAGACAAAAAAGAAAAAATTGATTACACAAAGTATATTTGGAAACCCAAAAGTGAAGGAAAATATCAAATTAGATTTGTTCCTAATAAATTTAATAACGAATACCCATTCAAAGAAGTATTTATTCATTATGGTTATACTAAATACCCATTGTATGCTTTAACTAATTGGGGTGAAAAAGATCCAATTGTTGAATTTGCTAAAGAATTACGTAAAACTAATGATAGAGAAAATTGGTCTTTAGCTAAAAAATTAGACCCCAAAATGCGTATATTCGCCCCAGTAATTATTAGAGGTGAAGAAGATAAAGGTGTACGTTGGTGGGAATTTGGTAAAGAAATTTATATGCAGCTGTTAGGAATTGCTGAAGATGAAGATTATGGTGATTACACTGATATAAATGAAGGACGTGATTTCACAGTTGAAGCCGTGTTAGGTGATGTTGGAGGAAGAAAAAATAGTATTAAATGTAATTTAAGAATTAAACCAAAAACATCACAGTTGAGTTCTAATGCTAAGGAAGTTGAAAAATGGTTAGAAGAACAAACTGATATTTTAGATATTCAAATAAAACATGATTTTAATAAAATAAAAGAAATTCTCCATAATTTCCTATCTCCTGAAGAAGAAGCTGAAGAAGTTGAAGAAGTTGAAGAGACTGAAGATACCGAAGAAACTGAAGAGACTAATAAAAATGGTACTGATTTACCATGGGAAAACAATTCTAAAAAATCTTCTAAAGCTGACAATTATACATTAAATACTTCAAAATCTAAAAAACAAAAGTTTGATGAGCTTTTTGAAGATGATGAAAAATAATTAAAATTATAGAAAATGACAAAACAAAATTCAATAACGGCTGCTGTATCACAGCAGTTGAAAGCTAAATTTGACCTTGAAAAATTTAAAGAAAAAAAATCTTTAAATAATAATGTTAAATTTAAAGAACAAAAATGGATTCCATTTTCATCTGCTGTAAAGAATGCTCTTAGCATCCCCGGCATCCCCATGGGTCATATTACTATAGCAAGAGGTGGATCAGATACTGGAAAAACTACTCTTTTAATAGAGGCAGCAGTATCTGCCCAAAAAATGGGTATATTACCTGTTTTTATAATTACAGAAATGAAATGGGATTTTTCCCATGCTCAAAAAATGGGATTTAAACTTGAAGCTATTCCTAACTCAGAAAATGGTTCAGTAGATTATAGAGGATTTTTCTTATATATTGATAGATCATCCTTAAATACTATTGAAGATGTTTCAGCTTTTATAGCAGATTTATTAAATGAACAAACCAAAGGAAATTTACCATATGATTTATTATTTCTTTGGGATTCAGTAGGTTCAATTCCATGTCAAATGAGTATGGATAATGGTAGAAATAATCCTATGTGGAATGCTGGAGCAATGGCTACACAATTTGGTAACTTTATTAATCAAAAATTCCCATTATCTCGAAAAGAAAATTATCCACACATTAATACATTTTTTGTAATTAATAAAACAGGTGTACAACCAGCAGAAACTCCTATGTCCCAACCTAGAATGACTAATAAAGGAGGAAATGCAATGTATTGGGATGCTTCTATTGTTATAACTTTTGGAAATGTTACCAATAGTGGTACTTCAAAAATTAAAGCAGTTAAAAATAAGAAAAATGTAGAATTTGCTAAACGTACTAAAATTGCCATTGATAAAATCCATGCGGATTGTGGTATAGCTACTAGATCAACAGTAATAGTTACACCCCATGGTTTTATTGATGATGATGTTAAAGCTATAGATAGATATAAAAAAGATTATTCTAAAGAATGGTTTCCTGATGGAGGGGGTGGAGATATTCAAATAATTGAAGATAATTCTGAATGGGAAGAAAGTAGAAGTATTTCACCTATAATTGAAATAGATAATAATGATGATTAATGGATAAAAATTTATTTAAAATTTTAGATGGAATAAATAAAGATGAAAATAATACTCCCAAACATGAAAGAATATTACTTATAGATGGTTTAAATCTATTTTTTAGAAATTTTGCTGTTTTAAATTATATAAACCAAGATGGAGTTCATATTGGGGGATTAGGAGGATTTTTACGTTCATTAGGGTTTCTAATTAACCAAACCAAACCTACTTCAGTGTATATTGTATTTGATGGTGAAGGTTCTTCTATGAATAGAAAAACTCTACTACCAGAATATAAATCAAATAGAAATAACAATAAAGTAGTAAATTGGAAAACATTTAATGATGTTGAAGAAGAAAACAATGCTAAAATAGATCAAATTTCTAGGTTAATTTTATATCTTAGATGTCTTCCTGTTAAAATAATATCTTTACCCAAAACAGAAGCAGATGATGTTATTGCTTATTTAAGTAAAATTTTATCAAAAAATCCTAAAAATAAAACTTTTATCATATCTAATGATCAAGATTATTTTCAATTAATAACAGATAATATTACTGTATATAAACCAACAGATAAAGAATATTATACTAAAGAAATATTATATAAAAAT